ACGACCTGTTGCAGTACCTCCAGGACTCGAAGACGATGTTCTTGAGGCAATGGCATAACAACGCCTACACCAACAACCACAACACCACGGACGTTATTGAAGACCAGGTGGAAATGGAGGACTTTATCAATGGGCGGTCTTCGGCTATTCGCCGGGTTGAGTCCCTGGATTCCTGTCGTAGTAATCCAGTCAATGATGTTGGTCCTAGTATGCAGCTTGCGCTTGATTACCTTGATAAGGTCCGGACTGAAAGGATCGGCTCGGCGCTCGATCTTCAGACGCAACAGATAAACACGCCGCATAATGTCGGTAATGCTGGGGTAAATACGCTAGTTGCCAACCTTGAGCAGATTTCAAGCTGGATGATTGGAACATTTTCAGAAACTTTCGTATCTCAGCTTTACTTATTGGTACACAAGTTCCTCAAGATGTACTTCCCGCAGGAATTGAGTGCCAAAATCAACGGAAACTGGTCGCAAACCAACCCGCAGCAGTGGTTAGACAGGGATCAGGTTAATATTTCAGTCGGTTTGACCAAATCCGAACGTATTAACCAGCAAGTAGCGTTAGAAAAGATCATTATGAAGCAGCAGGAGCTGATTCTAGGTGGTCAGAACGGTGTTTTAGCTGATATGGAGGGTTATCACAGGGCATTGATAGATCACGCCCGTATGAGTGGGATAGATCACCCTGAGAAGTATTGGATTGACCCTAATTCCGAGAAAGCGCAGCAGGCTGCACAACAGAACGACCAGGCTCAACAGCAGCAACAGGCCGAGATGATGCAAGCGCAACAGGCTTTGATACAGACTCAGGTAATGGAGATACAGCGGAACTGGCAGAACGATATAGCCGAACTCCAGCAGAAGCAGGAGCAGTTCTATGCTGATCTCAAATTCAAATACGATGAACTCAACCAGAAAGGCGAGGTTGAGGAAGCCAAGATAGTCGGAAACGCAGCACTCAAACTGGAGGAAAAGAACCTGGATGCAGAGCTTAGCCGAGAGGATGACGCTGACAGCGAAGAAATGCGAGAGTCAGCTTGAAAAAAGATATTTCGATGAGTGGAAAAAAGCCAAGACCCATGAAGAACGGGAGCAAATCTGGCTGAAAATGGAAACACTCAAAGACTTGACAAGAACAATGATTCACACTATAAGGGGTGATAACAATGGATGAGAATCCACAACGGGCCGCAAAAGAGATACTTGATAAGGCTTTTGCCCCGCCTCAGGAGACTGAGATAAAACCTACCGAGGAACAGGAGACTGCCCTCACCAGTGAAACGCTGGAAACTCAACAGGCCGAACCAGAAGTAGAGGCAGAGGCCGAACCTCAACCGGAGACGGAAGGGGACGAAATAAGCACATTAAACAAGCTGGCGGAGACGCTGGACATACCCATTGATGATATGTATGCGCTTAATTTCAATATGCCGAACGGTGACCCGGTTACGCTCGGGAATTTGAAAGACTTCTACGAGCAAAACAACGATCTGGAGTCCGCAAGGCAACAAATAGAGAATGAGCGACAGCAGCTCAAGGAGCAACAGAACGGCCCACCTATTTCACAGGAGCATGTCGAGGCAATAGCCAACGTGCGAATGATAGAAAATGAGTGGCAGAATCTGGAAAACTCGGGATTGAAACAGAGCGATCCTGGTCAGTATTCGGTCAAGGCGCTGGAACTACAGCAGAAGTATGCTCAAGCCAGCGGAGTCTTGAACAATATAAACCAGGTTGTTGAAGGTAAGCGGTCTGAGAGGATCGCGGCCAACCAGCAGGAACTGTTTAAATTAAATCCGGAGTTGAAGGATGATCCCAAGCGGCAGGAAGCGGTCAACAGGGTGACTAATTTGTTCAACCAGTACGGGGTAAACCCTGATTATCTGGGCGACATTGAAGACCCGAAGGCCATCCACATGCTGCTAGAAGTTGCAAAGCTGTTTGAATCGAGAGGGGATTTCAGGAAAAAGCGGATTGATACCGCACCAAAAGTCCTGAAGCCTCAAGCGGTGAAGAACAGCCAGGCCGGAAAGAATGCTGCGCTCAAGCGTTTAACTGAAAAGGCCCGGCAGAGTGGGCAGCGTAGAGACCAGGTTAATGCCGTCTCAGCGTTGTTACGAAAGTAACACGAGGGCCTTATAAGAGGATAAGAAAATGGCAGCAGCCGATCTTGATGCAGCCAACCTATCAGCGGTAGCTTATGGTGGCTTGATTAACGAAGATGTAATGCAGCAGATTTGGGACATTTCCCGAATCCCGTTACCCTTCACAGACCTTGCTGGAACAGACACGCACTCCAATGCGTATTATGAGTGGACACAAGACACTCTTGCTGATCCGGTTTCCAATAACTTCCAGATTGACGGTGCAGTTATCACTGATGACGACACCGGCACTGGTTCACGTGTGGGCAACCATTCGGGTATCTCTACCAAGCGTGTTAGCATCTCAACCAGGGCGCGTGAATCTGACACCATTGGTCGTTCAGATGAGCTTTCGTATCAGGTGATGATGCGCCAACAGGAGCTTCGCCGTGACGTAGAAGCAGCCGCTCTGGAGAATAACGCTTCTGTTGCCTCAACAGGTGTTGGTGGTGTCGCTGGTGAAGTCGGTGGGCTTCCAAGCTGGCTAAACACTAACTCTGTCACAGCCGGTTCAGGATTTACCGCAGGTGGATACGACACTTCGACAGGTTTGACTGTTGCGGCCACGATGGGCACAGCAGGTGCGCTGGCTGAGAGTGACGTTCGTGATGCAGCAGAAAACTGCTACAACGAGGGCGGATCTCCGACAGTCTTTATGTGCGTACCTTCAGTGGCGCGGAAGTTCTCTGAGTACCTGTTTACCTCAAGTGCTCGTGTAGCTACCTTGACCAGTGAAACCGGCCAGGGCAGTGATGCAGCTACAGCGAAAGGATCGGTAAACGTATTCGTTACTGACTTTGGTGTTGTGCTGGAGATCGTGCCAAACCGTATCCAGAGAAACTATACGACAGACGAAAGCGCAGCGTTCCTGATTGACCCTGCTCATGTTCGTATTTCGTACCTCTACGGATACCGTGTTGAACCACTGGCCAAGACTGGTCTGGCTGACATTCGCTTAATGTCGGTTGACTGGACCCTGGTTGTGACTACCGAAAAGGCCCACGCCATGATTGGTAGTATCGACAACACAGCAGCAGTAACAGCATCATAAGATTATGCCTAGAATAGACCTGTCAACGAAGGACCGCGAGAAAGCAATCTGGATACTCCGTCAGATGCAAATTCGTGACAAGCTGGAAATTGACAGGGAACTATCTATGGCACGTATCGAAAATGATGTGCGGGACCTCTCCTTTGGTCGGATGATGTTTTCAATACCTGAAGACCATAGGAGAGTGCTCGGATTAATCTTTCCCGCCCTCGATTCACAGGACGCGAAGGAAAAGACACAGGCATGGCATAAGTTCATAAAGCACGAACTATCGAATGCCTATAAACTCAATCCAAAGGAGAGAGGAAATGGCCGGAAAACTATGCACAGGGGTAAGCACTCAGAAAGGGTTTCTCCCTAAAGAATCACGCGCCTTCTCTGAAGGTCTTTATTACAGGCATGGCGGGACGTTGCTGGGAAGGCCGGCAGCCAGTAATCCACATGCAAGCGGTAGCTCCGCGAATGCAGCATGGGCGGCAGGCTGGACGGTAGCTGATGACGCTGCAGTTGGTCCTATAACCGCGAGTAACGCGCCTTGTGTTGCTGTACCGAGCGGTAATGTTGTAGACACATGATTACAAGCTACACAACCCTGAAAACAGAGGTTGCTGACTTTTCCAAGAGGGATGATCTGACCTCTAAAATGGACACCTTTTGCCAGCTTGCAGAGGGCATGATTAACAGGGATTTACGCTGTCAGGAAATGGAGAAGCGGGACGCCCAGTCGTTCGACTCAACATTTTATGACCTGCCGACTGATTACCTAGAGCTAATCGCTTTAGAAATCGAGTACGGTAGTCGCAGGAACCCGCTGCGACAAATATCCCCGCAGATATTAGATAAGACCTACTCAACCGCTACCGGAAACCCGAGAGCATTTACCATCCAGGCTGGACAGATAGAGTTCAGGCCGGGTATTGATGCGTCTTCACCTTTTACGGGTGAACTCATTTACTACGCCTCAGTCCCTACCCTGACAAGTAATTCAACCAATGACGTGCTGGATAAGTGGCCAATGGTCTACCTGTCTGCGATGTTGATCCAGGTTTATATTTACCTTCATGATGAAGAACAGACCAACGTGTGGCTGAGTGCTTTCAATACTCAAGTCAGAAACGCAAACAGAACAACGGGTAAATATATTTTACCTAAAGTGAGTACAGTCTAATGGCATTAGAACCCGGCGTAACTTATATAGATGACCTGGTAGATTCCAACCCGACAGCGACAGATGACCCGTCTGAGGGCGATGACCATATAAGGAATATCAAAACTGCTGTACAGGGCAGTTTTCCTTCATTGGGGAGCGCTGCGGTCACTGCGACAGCAGCAGAGTTAAATATTCTGGATGGTGTGACAGCAACAACCGCAGAATTGAATATCATGGACGGTGTGACAAGAACAGCAGCAGAAATAAATAATCTTGAACAGCTACAGACAGGAACTGTAACAAACACCACAAGCGGAACGGCGGTGGATATAACCGGCGTTCCATCGTGGGCTAAAAGGGTTATTTTACTATTTGACGAA